AACTTTTACACGTTTCCGCGAAATTCCCAGTTTGGAAAAATGGCGGTTTTACGCGGTTTTTGGTTAGACTCAAAACATGACCGATTTGAAAATTGAAACCGTTGCGATCAGCAGCCTTACCCCTGATCCAGTAAATGCGCGTAAGCACGATGCGCGAAATCTACAAGCAATTGAGAACTCACTACTGAAATTTGGACAACGCAAACCAATCTGCGTAACGCCTGACTCAATCGTGGTTGCTGGCAACGGCACACTTGAAGCCGCTAAGAATTTAGGCTGGACTGAAATCGCAGTTGCCAGAACTCCAGTTGGTTGGAGTTGGGAACAGATACGCGCGTTCGCATTAGCTGACAACCGCACCGCAGAACTTGCAGAATGGGATGACAAGGTTCTTGCTGATCAGTTGCTTGAGTTAGATGCAAACGGTTGGGAACTGGAAGAACTAGGTTTTGAGAATCTAGAACCGCCAGCCGGTCAAGATAATGACGATGAGCCCTTGTCTTTTGACGATGCACCTACTAGATCAAAATTAGGTGACTTATGGCAAATTGGAAAGCATAAAATTTTATGTGCAGATTCAACTGATGTGAAACAAATTCAAAGATTAATGTCGGACAAAAAGGCAGACTGTATTTTCACTGATCCGCCTTACAATGTAGCTTCTCATTCTAAAAACATTGCAGCTACCGCATCAAAAGCACATTCCGATTTAAAAAATTCTGAATGGGATAAAAATTGGTCTTTTAGCGAAACATCAAAAATTTTAGAATTAGTGAGAAATAAAGATTGCACAATTTATGTTTGCACTTCTCATGTTCTTGCACCAGAAATTTGGCAATGGATGGATAAAGATGCTCAACACGTTAGTTATGTTGTTTGGCACAAACCTAATCCAATGCCATCACTAATGAAAAGACATTGGACATGGTCAACTGAACTTGTTTGTTATGCAACCTATGGTAAACACACCTTTAATTTTCCAGAATTTGGTCATGCTTCAAATGTTTGGTCAATAAATAAAAAATCAGATGGAACGCATCCCACTCAAAAACCAGTTGATTTAGTGAAACACGCCTTGCAACATTCTAGTAAAAAAAATGATCTTATAGTTGATTTATTTGCAGGTAGTGGAACAACATTGGTAGCTGCTGATCAATTAGAAAGAATTTGTTATGCTGTTGAATTTGATCCTAGATATGTAGATGTCATACTTAGTAGATTAGAAAAACAAACAGGTCTAGAAGCACAACTGTTAGAGGACTAAACAATGGCTCCGCGTGGCAGACCACCAAAACCAATTGAACAGAAAAGACTTACTGGCAATCCGGGTAAACGTGCATTGCCAGACCAGAAAGAACTTGTTCTACTGCCATCTGCTTATTCAATCCCTGAACCTAATCGGCCTTTAGGTTCTGCCGGCACAGAACTTTGGGAACGCATTTGGGGTATGGGTCAAACGTGGTTGAGTCCACTTACTGACATTGAGATTCTGCTTATGACTTGTGAGCTACTAGATGAACGGCGCAACTTACGCATTCAGGTTTTGCAAAACAACAGACCAGATGAACGCAAATCGTTGCGTGAACTAGATCGCCAACTGGTTGCTAACTTGTCATTGCTTGGATTTACACCAACAGACCGTTCACGACTAGGCGTAGCTGAAGTTAAACGTGTTTCAAAACTTGAGGACTTAAAGGCTCGTGCCAGCCAAAAAAATTGAGTCATGGCCTCCGACATGGCTGACACCTGTGAACAAAGCCGCGCTGACAAAATCGCGTGGCGCACAAGTTTCAGACTTCATTGACACGTTCGCCATTCAAACTAAAGAAACTGTTGCAGGTTATGCAGGTGACAAGATGCAACTGCGACCTTGGCAACATGAATTGTTTAGGCATCTGTTCGCCGTTGGTGCAGATGGAAAGTTTAGACACCGCACCGCGCTTATCGGCATGGCTCGCAAGAACGGTAAATCTGCGTTAGGTTCTGGCATTGGTTTGTGGTCGTTGATCATGGGGCCTAATGGCGGTGAAGTTTATTCCTGTGCAGCTGACAAAGAACAAGCAAGAATTATTTTTGGTGATGCTAAACGAATGATTGAAGCAGAACCAGAACTTGCGGAACTTTGCAACGTGTACCGCGATGCAATCGAAGTGCCTGCAACTGGTTCTATTTATCGTGTTTTATCTAGTGAAAGTTTCACCAAAGAAGGTCTTTCGCCAACAACCGTTTTGATAGATGAGTGCCACGCGCTACCAAATCGTGAACTGTTTGACGTTATGCAACTCGGTATGGGTGCAAGACGTGAGCCAATGCTTATTGCACTTACAACAGCAGGCGTGAAAGCAGATTCAACTGGTCAAGATTCAATCGCGTATAACTTGTATCAGTACGGAAAACGTGTAGCGCAGAAAGAAGTTGTAGATACCAGTTTCTTCATGGCGTGGTGGGAAGCAGAAGCGGAAGCAGACCACCATCTAGAAACTACTTGGAAACAGGCTAATCCAGCGTTTGGTGATTTGAATGATCCCAAAGATTTTGCAGCTATGGTCAAGCGAACGCCAGAAGCGGAGTTCAGAACCAAGCGGTGTAACCAATGGGTGAGCAGTCAAACCGCGTGGTTGCCAAACGGTGCATGGGAACAACTAGAAGTTAGGCGCACCGTTGATCCAGAAGTTCCAGTTGTCTTAGGTTTCGATGGTTCTTTCTCTGGTGATGCTTCCGTAATTGTTGGCGTTACCTGTGAAGAACAGCCTTATGTCTTTATGGTCAAGGCGTGGGAAAAGCAACCTGAAGATCAGGATGATTGGCGCGTGGACATTCTTGACGTTGAAAATACCATCATTGAATTTTGTGGCACACATAACGTCAAGGAAATTGCTTGCGATCCGTTCAGATGGCAACGCACAATGCAGGTCTTAGATGAAGCAGGATTCCCAATTGTTGAATGGCCTTCGACTTCCCCGGCGCGTATGGTTCCAGCGTGTGCAAAATTCTACGATGCAGTTGTATCTAACAAGCTGACACATGACGGCAACCCGTTGCTTCTACGTCACTTACAGAACGCAGTTGTTAAGACTGACAGACTAGGGCCACGCATCGTCAAAGAACATCGCGGTTCGCCACGAAAGATAGATGCCGCCGTTGCTAGTATCATAGGATTTGATAGGGCAACTGTTTCCAGAGAAGAACCCGTTGTGCCTCAGTTCTTTAGTTTCTAGGAGTTGCGTTGATCCCGTCTATCCTGCAAGTGGTTGGTCTAGCAACAATCTCACTAGGTCTAGGTTTGTTCATCCTGCCACTAGGCATAGTCGCAGCTGGCATAAGTATTTTGCTAGTTGGTATTGCATTTGAGAAGGGTCAATAATGCTAGGAAATTTAACAGGTCGCAACGAAGAAGAACGTGCGATTAGCTTTCAATCTGTTTGGGGCGCAGGTGATTCATTTGCATTCACAACTGAAGCCGGCACCAACATTGACGAGAACCAAGCAATAAAGATCAACGCTTTCTACGCCTGCGTACTTTTGATTTCAGACACCATCTCAACACTTCCAGTTGATGCGTTCCGCAGGATAGATGGTGACCGCGTACCTTACAGACCGCAACCAAGTTGGATTCAAAGACCAGACGTAGACCTGTTGCGTTCGGAGCATTACCAACAGGTTTTGATTTCCTTATTGCTAGACGGCAACGCATTCGTTCGCGTGTTCCGCGATACATCTGGTCAGGTCATAAACCTTGTTGTAATAGACCCAACACGAGTAACCGTACAGCGCAACAAAGTAAACCGCGAGATTGAATACATCGTTGATGGCAACAACGAAACTGCAATTTCCAAGCGCGACATGATTCAGATAACTGAAATGCGCAAGGCAGGCGAACTGCGCGGAATGTCGCGCGTTACAGAACTCAAAGACAACTTAGGTTTGTCTAGTGCCTTGCAATCTTTTGCTTCACGTTTCTTTGGTCAAGGCGCAACAACTCAGGGAATCATCGAAACGCCACAAGCTCTAAACAGCGATCAGGCGAAACAATTAGTTGATGGGTTTAACTCTCGTCACAACGGTTGGCGCAAGGCTCATAGAACTGGTCTGCTAACTGGTGGCGCAAAGTTTGTTAAGACTGGCATAAACCCTGATGAAGCGCAGATGCTAGACAGTCGCAAGTTAGCGATTGAAGAAGTTGCAAGAATGTTCAGAGTTCCACCACACATGATTGGAAT